GACCAGATGACCCGGATCGAAAATTCGCTGAAAATGGCGGGGTATCAGGGTGAGTCGTTGAAAAGCGTTTTCTCGCAGCTTTTTGCTATTGCGCAAAGCCAAGGAGCGCCAATTGAGGCTTTGACGACGCTGTTCGGTCGTATGTCGCAAAGTCAAAAAGAGCTCGGTGCCTCAAGCGCCGATATGATGCGCTTCACCTCCGGTGTAGCAACCGCTCTGCGCGTACAAGGGACTGATGCAAACCAAGCGCGTGGCGCGCTTTTGCAGCTTTCGCAGGCCATGGCCTCCGGCACGGTGAGGGCCGAAGAATTCAACTCGATCAATGAGGGCGCGACGCCGATTTTGAAGGCGGTTGCCAACGGATTGACGGAAGCGGGCGGCAGTGTCGCCAAGCTGCGGCAATTGGTGATCGACGGGCAAGTCTCGTCCGAGGCTTTTTTCAATGCGTTTCTCGCAGGCCTTCCGGAACTGGAGAAGACTGCCGAAAGCGCGGGTACGACGACGGCGCAAGCCTTCACAAAAATGGCCAATGCCACAATGGTGGCGGCGTCCGGCATTGATCGTGCGACCAGCGCATCTGACGGATTGATTGTTGTCCTCGAAACGATGGCGACCCTTCTCAATAAAATCGGAGAAATTGCACCAGCCGCGCGAAGCGCGATTGAAGGCGTCCTTCAGGCTCCGGCGATGATGGATGTTGACATTATGGGCAACCCTATAGGGTTCAATGCTTATGGTGACAGCTCTTCATCGCCCTTGCCACCAGCCGCAGCTACCCGCTCGCCAAGCTATTTCAACGATGTCTCCAATGGCAGCTCGAGGCGTCGGCCTGTCAAAACGGTTTCTCTTGCTCAATATCCGGTAATGTCTGCAAAAACCGGTATCACAGCGCCATCAGTCGTCAATACGGGCGGTGGCGGTGGTGGCGGTGGCGGTGGTGGCGGCGCGGGTGGCGGTAATCCGATCCAGCAGGAAGTCGAATGGATTACGAAGCGCACCGCTGCGCTCAATCTCGAGGCGTCGACTATCGGCAAATCCTCCTACGAGACCGATAAAGCTACAGCCTCCTTCGAGATGCTCGAGGCGATCAAATCCTCAAACGTGAAAATCACGCCGGAATTGCGCGCAAAAATTGACGAGCTCTCCGCCGCCTATGCTGCGTCGAAACAAAACGTCGAACAAATGACGGCTGCTCAAGAGAGCATGAAGCAGCTCGGGCAGGAACTCGGGCAGTCGATGACGTCGTTCTTTTCCGACATGGTGTCGGGCGGCAAGAATGCCGAAGACGCCGTGATGAACCTGACAAAGCGGCTTGCCGATATGGCTTTTCAGGCCGCCTTCATGGGTACCGGACCGATGGCGGCGTTGTTCGGAACGTCCTCGTCCGGCGGTATCTTCGGCTCCCTGTTTTCTGCAATCCCGGGCTTTGCGAACGGCACGAACTCCGCTCCGGGCGGTTTGGCTATGGTCGGTGAGCGCGGGCCGGAACTGGTGAATTTGCCGCGCGGATCGCAAGTGATCCCGAATATCGACACGCGGAAAATGATGCAGGGCGGCGGCTCGGCTCCGATTATTGTGAACCAGACCTTTACCGCCGATTCCAATCCGCGCGAACTTGCGCAAGTGGCCGCATCGATCAAGGCCGATACGCTCGCCGCCTTTACCGAAATGGTCGGGCGCGGCGCGATGAATGCGAGGCGCTGATGCCGGTCGTCTATCCTCTCTCGCTCCCCACGCTGCGTGTCACGCAATACATGATCGGGATCGACCGCAAGATTGCGGCGACAGAAAGCGCTTTTACAGGCCAGCAACAAATTCTCGAATGGCCTCTCGGCGCGTTGTGGACCTTGCAAATGTCCGGCTTCGTCGTGACGCGGCGCGAAGAGATGGCGCTCCATGCGTTTCTCGATGCGCTTCATGACCAGATCGGCACGGTTCTCGCCGGGCCGAAGCGTTGCCCGCGACCGGTCGGAACCGCCGATATTGTCTCGGTGACAGCGACCGGCGCGGCGCTTTCCTCAAGCCTCAGCCTTGCCGGTCTCGGCGCGAACAAGACTCTTGCGGCAGGTGATATGATCCAGCTTGGATCTGGCCTGTCGGCCCGGTTGCATCGCATTGTCAATCCGGTCACGGCAAGCGGCACTGGAACCGCGACGGTCGATGTCGAGCCTTATCTCAAAACCTCCTATTCCTCCGCGCCCGTTGTGCTCGCCAATCCGCGCGGGTTGTTCCGTCTCGCCTCGGCTGCGCAGCCGCCACAGGTGACGGCGGCGGGCGTGCAATTCTCGCTTTCGTTTCGAGAGGCGCTCTGATGCCGAGAACGGTTTCGTCCGCATTCCAGGCCGCGATTGCATCCAAGACGGTGCGAATGCTGCTCTTGTTCGAAGCATTTTTCGATAGCGGCCCTGTCCTGCTCTGGACGGGTTACGGCACGATCACAATCGCGTCCCGAACTTATACTGGGGCTGGCACGTTCATCAGCCTTTCCGAATTTAAAGAGACGGACGGCGTCGAGTCGCAAGGCCTTGCGATCAGGTTGAGCGGAATTCCGTCCAGTGCGATCTCGCTCGCATTGTCGGAGCCCTATCAGGGACGCATTGTGAGGATTCAATTCGGCATGATGACCGAAACTCTCGGTATCATCGCCGATCCTGTTTTGCTGTTTACAGGCCGCGCTGACACGATGAACATTACCGATGCGGGCGATACCTGCACGATTGAACTTAATGCCGAGAACCATTTCGTCGATCTTTTGCGCGGTCGCGGGCGAAAATATACGCACCAGGACCAGCAGATCGATCATCCGGGCGACAAGTTCTTCGACAAGGTCGAGGGTTTGCAGGACAAGGTGTTCCAGTGGGGAGCGTGATGCGGGTTGAAAACTGGGTCGAACGGCTTGACGCTGTTTTCTCGGACGCCGCCGCGCGGCCTTTCGCTTGGGGAAGCCACGATTGCTGCCTGTTCACTGCCCGTTGCGTCGAGGCGATGACGGGCGAGCATCCGCTGCCGGATGCTGTCGGCGCATACAAAACAAAAACGGGAGCCTATCGCTGGCTCAAGAGAGAATTCGGGACTGTTCGCCAGATGCTCGATCTGCTGCTGGATGCGCCGTGCGACCCGAATTTCGCCAAGCGTGGCGATCTGGCGCTGTTTGAAAAGGGGCAGGATTTTGCCATCGGCGTAATCGATCTCTCGGGCGAGCAGGTGCTCTGCGTCGATGAGAGCGGCACGTATTATATTCATAAATCTCTCGCCACGGCGTTCTGGACGGTCTGATGTTTCATCTCCTTGCTGTCCTGCTCGGGAGCCTGCCATGGCTGCTCGAGAGCGCACCTGCGCATGCGATTCCGATCACGGCGATCATTGCCGGTGCCATCGGAATTTCGGCCGGAACAGTCGGATATGCCGTGATCAGCGCTTTCGTCAATCTGGCTATTTCGACCGGGCTGTCAATGTTGGCGAAAGCGTTTTCGCCGAAGCGCTCGTCGTCAATGAGTGTTCAGCCGACGCAAGTGACTGTGATCGAGCCGCTCGCAGACAGGCGGCTTGTCTATGGTCGAACCCGGGTGCCGGGCACGATTATCTATCTCACGACGTCCGAGAATAACCAGTATCTCCATTATGTCATCGCGCTCTGCGAGGGCCCGATTGATGCGATCGAGACGGTTTTTCTGAATGATGATGCGCTTGTTCTCGACGGATCCGGCAATGCCACGTCCGGCACATGGGCAGGCAAGGCCCGTGTCCGCATGTATGACGGGACGCAGAATGCAGCCGACTCGCTGCTTGTCGCGGAATCGGGCGGGCAGTGGACTGCCTCCCATATAGGGTACGGCGTCGCCTATCTTTATGTGCGCCTGAAATATGATTCCTCGGTCGCGGCGATGGGGCGCCCGAATATCACGGCGGTCGTGCGCGGACGCAAGGTGTTCGATCCGCGTTCTGGCCTGACTGTGTGGTCTGCCAATCCGGCGCTGTGCTTGCGCGATTATCTGATCCATTCGCGCGACGAGGGGGGCGTTGGTGTCAATGATCCGGTGACGCCATCCGCGCCGATTTTGACCTTTATCGACGAGGCCAATTTTATTGCGCAGGCCAATATTTGCGACGAGACTGTCGCGCTGAGTGGTGGCGGGACCGAGAAGCGCTACGAGTGCCACGGCTATTTCGACCTCTCCCCGGATAACGAGCCGCAAGAGCGCGTGCAACGGTTTTTGTCGGCCATGGCTGGCAAGCCTGATCCGCAAGCGGGGCTGTGGCGTGTTTATGCCGGCGCGTGGCGCGGCTCGAGCTTTACCATTACCGATGATCATATTGTCGGCTCGGCCACGGTGACGACGCGGCGCTCGCTGTCGCAGCAATTCAACGCGATCAAGGGCTCGTATCTCGCACCTGAATCGCGCTGGATCGCGTCCGATTATCCGGCGATCACATCGTCTGCTTTTGAAGCCGAGGATGGCGGCAACCGCGTCTACAAGGATCTCGATCTGCCGTTTACGACGTCTGCCTCCATGGCGCAGCGGATCGCGAAGATCGCTCTTTACCGCTCGCGTCTGCAGATGTCGCTGACGATGAAGTGCTCGCTGGCCGTCTATTCCGTCGCCATCGGCGATGTGGTGAGCGTCACGCATGACCATTTCGGATGGGTGGCCAAAACATTCGAAGTGACCGACTGGTCGATGGATCTCTATGAGGGCACTATCGCGCTCTCGATGCGCGAAACGTCGGCTTTAGTCTATTCCTGGTCAGCGACAGAGGAGCAGCTGCGTCAATCAAGTTCTCCCACAACCCTGCCAAACTGGTCGCTGGTCGCGCCGCCTTCGCCTTTGTCTTACGCGGAAGAACTGGTCGAAAGCCGGAATTCCCTTGGCGTCAAGAACCAAGTGACGCTGAATGTCGCGCCGTCGCCTGACGCATTCGTCAACGGGTATGAATTCGACATTAAATTGTCGGCTGATACGACGTGGATTTCGTCCGGGGTCACATCGACGACGAGCTGGGTGTTTGATGACGTTTTGGCGGGGACTTATGACTTCCGCGTTCGGGCGCGAAACGTTCTCGGTGCGACGTCTGCTTACACTGTTCTGACGAACAAGCCGATCTATTCGCTGACGGCGGCACCGAGCAACCCGTCCGGCCTTGCTGCACAGACAGCGGGGGGCGTTATCATCCTGACGTGGGATCGTTCGCCTGACCTCGACGTGAGGATTGGCGGTCAAACGATTATCCGGTGGACGCCTCTTACTACAGGCGTCACATGGGAGACGACGACATCGGCGTGCGAGCCTGTCAATGGCGATGCGACGCAGGCTTTAGTTCCGTCTCGTTCGGGAACGTATCTGATCAAGTTTATTGATTCGTCCGGCATTTTCTCCGCGAATTACGTGGCGATCACGGCGGATCAGGCAAGCGTCATCCCGTATCCAAACCTGACGACGGCGCAAGAGGATAGCACCTTCACGGGCACGAAAACGAATTGCGTGGTCGCGTCCGGCGCGTTGAACCTGACGACGGGGCAGATTGACGGAACGTATTTATTTGCAGCCGGTATTGACCAAACCACGGTGAAAACGGCGCGGCTCACGGCAATCATACAAGTGCTTTGCTACAATTCAACCGACCTGTTCGATAGCAGCGAGTTATTCGACAGCGCGGAATTGTTCGACGGGGCGGGGGCGGCGGACAGCGACGCATGGGTCGAATACCGCTCCACAAATGACAACCCGACCGGCTCGCCCGTTTGGGGTGCGTGGGCGCGTGTCGATGCGTCCGAAGTCAAGGCTCGCGCCTTTCAATTCCGTGCGCGTCTGACTGCCACGAATACGAATTTCAACATCGCCATTAGCCAACTTCGCGTGAAGGTAGAAACCCCATGAGCCAAGCCAATATGACGTTAGGCAACGTCGCCAGAACGTTGTTTAGAGCGAATTTGAACGACGCGCTCGCCGCGCTCGCCTCTTGTCAATCCGGCACGTCAAGGCCAACCGGCATTCCCGCTGGCGGTTTGTGGGTCAACACCACAACGGCAACGGCGTGGGTGCTGAATCTGTTCGACGGCACGGATGATATTGCCATCGGCACTGTCAACACCACGACGAATGTGTTCACGCCGTCGATTGCGAATAACTCTCTCCCCGCTGCAAAGCTCGCACTCGGCGCACCCGTGTGGAACACAAGCGGCGATGTCGGGATTAGTGGTGCTCTTTCTATTCCTCCGACTAAAGGGCTTGTTGTTGACGGCAGTACCAATGTCGGGGCGAGTTCCAAATACATTGGTGGTGCTGGGGGATTGTTTGGAGCAAACAATTCAATGGTTTTTAATGTCCCGAGTGGAATGGGTATTGAGTTTACCATAAATAATGTTACTCAAGGATCAATTAATACAAGCGGTGTCTTTTCTTGTAAATTAACTCAAATTGCGGCTGGTAATGGTTACGTAATATTACCTTCTGGTATTTTAATCCAATGGGGAACTGCTAGTGCATCTACGGGGGGCGTTACCAGTAATTTTCCCATCGCCTTTCCTGGTACTTGTTGGTCAATCGTTGCTGTTAATAAAAACCAAACAAATCCTCCAGCACCAAGTGTAGAAGTTGTAAGTGCTTCTCAATTTACATTAACTACATCTGCTGGTACCCCAAATTGCAACTTTATCGCGATAGGTAACTGACATGAAATATGCACATTTTGATGATCAAACTGGGGAAGTAAAAGGATTTTATGATGATGAGATTCATCATGTAATTCCTATGCCGAATATTGAAATTACTGAAGAGGTTTGGCAATCTCTTTGTGGGAAACATTTGCGATTTGTAAACGGTGTTTTTGAAGAAATGCCTGCTAAGTTGCCAACGTATGCTGAACTCCGTTCTAATGAATATCCAGATTTCCGTGATTATCTTGATGGAATTGTGAAAGGTGATCAGGCCCAAATACAATTATATATTAATGACTGCCTAGCCGTTAAATTAAAATACCCAAAGGAGTAGCGGCGATGAACTGAACTACACTCCCACGCCGCCGGATTATACTTTTTGCCAGTTTGGTACAATGAAACGACCCACCCGCCCGAAAGGCGGGTTTTTTTATGGAGAAATGGAAATGCCTTACGACCCGAAACATGACCCCTACGCAAATCAAACGCGACCGAATTTGATGGCACCAAAAGCCAAAATGACGGCGGTTACAGCAAGTGCTACTGATTTCACGACGTACTCACTCATTTATGCGACAGGCACAACTTCCGTCACATACTTGCCCAGCAAGAACGCGGACGGCGTGACCGTCACTGAATCCGTTTCTCAAGGCTGGGTGTCGCCCGTCGTTGTTCGAAACGTTAGCGCAATCGGCGTGGCGGGTACTATTCATCAATTATTAGAAAGCTAATCATGTTCGGATCAGGCCTATCGATAACGATAACGCCTCGACGCCCACGCCCTAAAAAGAAATAAGCGCAGCAACGCTTTCTTGGAAATACGGTTCCGGAAAAACGGAATATGAAAATGATCACCTACGAACTTAAAATCACAAAAATCGGCAAACTTTCGGCTCCCGTCCAAGGCTTAGAAGACGTTGTTTCTCTTATCGACTGGCAATACGTGGCCTCGAGTGGCGAAACATGGGTTGCGCAAAATGGCAGAACGGTTTTGTCCGCGCCTAACCCTGAAGAATTCATCCCGTTCAACGAGATCACCCATGCGACTGTTGTCGCATGGGTCAATAGCCGTCACGATTTCTCAAAAATTTCGGCCGAATTGAATATCGAACTCGCTGCAAAATTGCAGCCAACAATTGTCGAAACTGCCCCGCCGTGGGTGCTCGCGGCGCAATAGGAGCCATCAATATGGATTTTCTTTCCCTGATCAATCCAATTTCGCAGGTGGTCAACAAGGTGATCGACATGATCCCTGACCCAAACGCCAGACAGAAAGCACATCTTGAAATTGAAACCGCCATCAAAATGGCGGAGATCGAGAACACCAAAGCGCAGCTTGAGATTAACAAGATCGAGGCGGCC